TGGGAATCAGAAAAAATCAGGTATCAATCATATTGACGCGGTTAAAGATGGTAGAAAAATATCATATGCAGTTAGAACGAAAATTTCTATTCTTAAAAACCACGTAAATGGTTTAGGATACAAAGACGGTAAGGTTATTGTTGTTCACTATGGATACATTGCCGACACAAAAGAGGCATTAGAGTTATACAAAAAAGAATACTCTAATTTTTGGAAAGAGAAATTGGGTGGTGGGGATTTTGAATTGTCAGAATCAACAACAGTTGACTGTGATGATGAAGATTAATTTTTTTTTGTTCAACCTGTAATAACAATGATTAATGTCTAACGTACTATTAGTAGATGGTGATAATTTATTAACTATTGGTTTTTTTGGTTTAAAAAATCATTTCTATAAAGGTGAACACATTGGTGCAATATACCATTTTGTGAACACACTTCGAAGAACAATAGAAATTCACCACTTAGACAAAATTGTTGTATTTTGGGATGGTCAAGACGGTTCTCTAACAAGAAAGAGGTATTACCATCAATACAAAGAAAATCGTAAATCTAGAATTAGAACAGAAGAAGAAGTACATTCTTACGGTAAACAACGCAATCGCGTTAAACAGTATTTAGAAGAACTATTTGTTAGACAAGGTGAATATGAATTTTGTGAAACTGATGACGCGATTGCTTACTATTCTCAAAATTCCCCAAAAGAAAAAAAAATAATATTTTCTTCTGATGGAGATTTGACTCAACTTGTGTCGGAAAATACAAAACTTTACAATCCATCACACAGTAAAATTTATCAACCGGATGATATGTTTGTTTATGACCATGAACAGATTCTTATTCAGAATATAAAACTGGTTAAGATTATTTGTGGTGATAAATCCGACAACATTGCAGGTATAAAAAACTTAGGTGTTAGAAGATTAATCAATGTAGTTCCCGAAATTAAGACTCAAGAAATCACGATAGATTTTATAAAAGAAAGATTTAATACGTTATTTGAGGAAGATAATGATAATAACGTAGTTAAAAATCTACTTACTGGTGTTACCAAATACGGTGTACTTGGTGATGAGTTTTTTGATGTCAATAGTAGAATTGTAAGTTTAGATGACCCATTTTTAACTGATGACGCTAAGGAATCGATAAATTCTTTGATGAACGATTTAATAGACCCTGAAGGTCGTTCATACAAAAATACAATGAAGATGATGATGGAAGATGGGATATTTCTATTACTTCCAAAATCTGATGATGCGTGGATTAATTTTCTAAATCCCTTTTTGAGACTAACAAGAAAAGAAAAAAATAAAAAAATAATAAAAATTAAAACCAATGAGTAATCAAGACTTAACAAAATTCGAGTTTCTCCTGACTCTTGAAAAAAACATTATTTGCCAACGTTTTTTTAACGTTAAAGAGCATAACCCTAAATCTCGCCGCTCGTTAGATTTACATGACTACGTTAAATATATTTGTGACGAAATCGCATATGATTTGAAATCAAAAACTTTGGATTATCTAAACGAAAATCGTGATTATTTTTACGGTTTAGAGGGTGTAGAATCTAGTGATGAAAATGATAAAGAAAGTTTCTTGCTCGAGATTAAGATGGGAGACGAAGTATTTATTCAAAGAATGTTTCCCTCAAATATTTTTCACCCAAAAGTAAGATATACGGTAGACATTCGTCCCAATTTGAAGAGATATTTGTCGGACTTAACCGATATTTTATCTTCTAGACAATTGGAAACAACTTATTTAAATTATCAATTATAATAAACATATTAACAATGACAGAAAAGAACTTTGGAACACTCGGAACATCATTCCAACAATCATTAATTAAAGCGATTATCGAGGAAAAAAAATACGGGGAGCAAATTATTGATGTAATCGAGAGCAAGTACTTTGATAACGTTTCTTTTAGATTTATTTCTGAACACATAAAAGAGTACTACAAGAAATATTCTAAGATACCAAACTATGAAAGTTTGGCACTTAAAATAACTTCTGAAATGGGGTCTCAAGAAAACGCTAGAATCCATTTGGACACACTTGAATCAATCAAGGAGAATACTCAAGATAGTTCATTAGTTAAGGACGAGGCATTAAATTTCTGTAAACAACAGAATCTCAGAAAAGAATTAAAAAGGATTAATTCAATTATCGATAATGGTGCGTTCCATGAATACCCAACTATCGAAGGAATTATTCAAAAAGCACTTGAAGTAGGTCTCCCACCTGAAGAATCAATGGACGTGTTTCACGATATTGACTCGGCATTAGAAAAGGACAATAGACAGGCTATACCAACAGGAATAAATGGTGTAGATTCAGCGTTAAAAGGTGGATTAGCCAGAGGAGAATTAGGTGTAGTTTTAGCACCTACAGGTACTGGTAAAACTACTTTACTTACCTTATTTTCAAACACAGGGTATAATCACGATTTTAATGTCCTACAGATATTTTTTGAGGATAATCCCGCAAACATTAAAAAGAAACACTTCACAATTTGGTCAGGTATTGAACCTGACGAACAACCCGAAAGAAAAGAGGAAGTTAAACAAATTGTTGAAGAAGTTCAACAAAGAAGTAAAGGGTCTCTTAGTATCATTAAATTACCAAGTGATTCAGTAACAATATCCGAAATTAAATCAAGAATAAGAAAACACCTGTCTGATGGAAAAAAATTAGACCTTTTAGTGATTGATTATGTTGATTGTATATCACCAGATAGAAGCAGTTTCGGTGAAGAATGGAAAGGAGAGGGTTCTGTAATGAGAAGTCTTGAATCAATGACAGGTGAATTTGATATTGCAATATGGACGGCAACTCAAGGTAATAGGGAGTCAATTTCTTCAGAGGTTGTTACAACCGACCAAATGGGTGGTTCAATTAAAAAGGCACAAATTGGTCACGTTGTTTTATCGGTTGGTAAAACACTTGAACAAAAAGAACACAGCTTAGCAACTATGACCTTACTAAAATCACGTATTGGTCAGGATGGTATTATTTGGAATAACTGTAAATTTGATAACAAATTTTTACACATCGATACCGAAACACAAACAACACTTCTTGGTCACAAAGAAGACAAAGAAAAAAATAATCAGACTCGAGCAAGAGAGGCGTTTATTAAGAGACAAGAAGTTTTAAACCGTAACTAAAAAAAATTTTATTAATATGAGTGAAAAGATTTTGAAAGAAAATCCAGGACGTTTTGTCCTTTTTCCAATTGAACACCACGACATTTGGAAGTTGTATAAACAACAAGAAGCGTGTTTTTGGACAGCTGAGGAAATAGACTTGGCTCAAGACATTTATGATTGGGAAAACAAATTAAATGAAGATGAACAACACTTCATTAAACATGTATTGGCGTTCTTTGCCGCATCTGATGGTATAGTGAATGAGAATTTGGCATTAAATTTTGTCAATGAAGTTCAATATACTGAAGCGAAAATGTTCTATGGTTTCCAAATTATGATGGAAAATATACATAGTGAAACATATTCACTTTTAATTGATACATATATCAAGGATAAAGAAGAACAAAACCTTTTGTTTAATGCAATTGAAACAATTCCCGCTATTAAAAAGAAAGCCGAATGGGCAATTAAATGGATTAATTCCGATTCATTCGTTGAACGACTTGTAGCATTTGCTGCGGTTGAAGGTATTTTCTTTTCTGGCTCATTTTGTTCAATTTTCTGGCTCAAGAAACGTGGTTTAATGCCAGGATTAACATTCTCAAATGAGCTGATTTCTCGTGATGAGGGAATGCACTGTGATTTTGCGTGTCATTTAAATAATAATCACATCGACAAAAAATTAAGTGAAGAAAAAATTAGAGAAATTATTTGTGGGGCTCTTGAAATTGAAAAAGAATTTATTCTTGAAGCGTTACCGGTTAGATTAATTGGTATGAACTCTGATTTAATGGCTCAGTATCTTGAGTTTGTTACTGATAGATTACTCACATCATTAAATTGTTCAAAAGTGTATAATTCAGAAAACCCATTTGATTTTATGCAAAACATCGCTTTACAAGGTAAAACAAACTTTTTTGAAAAAAGGGTTGCGGAATATCAAAAAGCCGGTGTTACAAACGCATCGTCTATTGAAGACATAACAAATATTGGAGATATTGATTTTTAATTAATTAAAGAAATGAAAGTAAAAAAAAGAGACGGTTCCTTTGAGGAGATGAGATATGACAAGATTACAAGAAGGATACAAAATTTCTGTGATGATTTAAACACTGAATATATTGACCCAACTTTAATCACATTAAAAGTTACACAAGGTATCTATGATGGTATCACAACGACCGAGTTGGATATTTTAGCAGCAGAAACTGCAGCATCGTTAGTAACCACTCATTCTGATTATGCAAAACTGGCGGGAAGATTAGCAGTCTCGAATTTACATAAGACCACACCAAAAAAATTCTCACAAGCAATTAAAGAGTTATATTCTTTTATTGAACCAAAAACAGGAAAAGAAACTACATTAATATCTGATGAGGTTTTTCAATTTGTTCAACAAAATAGAGAGGCGTTAGATGGTGCGATTAGACAAGAAAGAGATTTAGATTTTGATTATTTTGGATTTAAAACCTTAGAACGTTCATACCTTTTAAAGGTTGGTAAACGAATTGTTGAAAGACCACAATACATGTACATGAGGGTTGCTGTTGGTATATGTAACGGAAATTTAGAAATGGCGTTGAGAATTTATGATGATTTGTCCCAACATTTTTATACACACGCAACACCAACCTTGTTTAATGCTGGTACTCGTAGACCACAAATGTCTTCATGTTTCTTAATTGGAAATAAAGGAGATGATATTGATGGTTTATTTGACACCATAAAAGATGTTGCAAAGATTTCAAAATGGGCTGGAGGTATTGGACTACATGTTCATAATGTGAGAGGTAAAGGTTCATATATAAAAGGTACAGGTGGAGAATCCGATGGTCTACTCCCAATGATGAAAACATATAATGAAGTTGCACGTTGGATTAACCAAGGAGGTAAAAGAAAAGGTTCTTTTGCTGTATATCTTGAACCATGGCATTCAGATGTGTTTGAATTTATTGATTTAAGAAAAAACCACGGAAAGGAAGAAATGAGAGCGAGAGATTTGTTCTTAGCAATGTGGGTTCCTGATTTATTCATGAAACGTGTTGAAGAGGATAGTGATTGGACATTATTTTCACCTGATGAGGCTCCCGGATTGTCAGATGTTTATGACGACCCATTTAAGTTCACACAAGAATTTACTGAGTTATATGAAAAATATGAACAAGAAGGTAGAGGAAGAAAAGTAGTGAAAGCTAGAAAATTGATGGATGCAATATTAACATCTCAAATCGAGACGGGAACTCCCTATATGTTGTATAAAGATGCTGCAAACTACAAGTCAAATCAAAAGAATTTGGGTACTATTAAATCATCTAATTTATGTACCGAAATTATTGAATACTCAAATGAAGAGGAGCAGGCAGTTTGTAATTTGGCATCAATTGCGTTACCAAAATATATTCTAAATAATGAGTTTAATCATGAATTACTTTATGAGTATGTTTACCAAGTTGTTAAAAATTTGAATAACGTAATTGACTTAAATTTCTACCCAACAAAAGAAACCGAACTTTCAAACATGAAACATAGACCTATTGGTCTGGGTATTCAAGGATTAGCAGATATTTTCTGTATGTTGAGATTACCATTTGAAAGTGAAGAATCTGATAAATTACAAACTGAAATCTTTGAAACAATTTATTTTGCAGCATTAACCTCATCTAAGGATTTAGCTAAAGAACAGGGGCATTACTCAACATTTGAGGGTTCTCCATTATCTAAAGGTATATTCCAATATGAATTATGGGGTAAAACAGATAAAGACACAAGTGGTCGTTGGGATTGGAAATCATTAAGAAAAGAAGTAATGAAATACGGTGTAAGAAATTCATTATTGGTTGCACCAATGCCCACAGCATCTACCGCACAAATTTTAGGAAATAATGAAGCGTTTGAACCGTTTACATCAAACTTATATTCTAGAAGAACATTGGGTGGTGAGTTTATTGTAATTAATAAACACTTAGTTGGTGAATTACTTGAAAGAGGTCTGTGGTCAGATGAAATAAGAAAGAAACTTATAATGGAAAACGGTTCAGTGCAGAACATACCTGAAATACCTGTTGATGTAAAAGAAATTTATAAAACAGTTTGGGAAATGTCACAAAAGAGAATATTAACAATGGCAGCAAATAGGTCGATATACATTGACCAATCACAGTCATTAAATCTTTTTATTGGTAATGCAAATAAAACAAAAGTATTGGCGGCTCACTTATATGGTTGGAAACTTGGTTTAAAAACCGGTATGTACTATTTAAGAACTAGGTCGGCAGTCGACCCACTTAAAGGTTTAGGTATTGACACATCAACTGCTAAACCTATAAATGAAACACAAGAAATCCTAAATACTAATCACAACAATAATGATGAGGAAAAATTGGTTGAAATGGTTATGACATCAAGACCATCTGATTCACCATTTGAGTGTGAGGGATGTGGTTCATAAGCACAAGTGGGTGACTCCCTTAATGGTTCGCGGCCGACCGCAAGCATCCAATCATTTGACTATACAGGGGGTGAAGGTCAAATAATATATGTGAATCCCGACTGAAAAGTCGGGATTTTTTATTTATTAGTATTTATTGTTTCATTATATTTATTAGTATGGCTGTAACGTATGGTATAGATTTTCCTTTTAGAATTAGTCAGAAAGGTGATTTTTTAGTGATGACTGAAACTCCCGAGAGAGAGATTAGGGCTAACCTTATTCATTTGTTATTAACAAGAAAAGGTTCAAGGTATTACCTACCTGATTTTGGTACTCGATTATATGAATTTATTTTTGAACCAAATGATGCAATTACATGGGGACAAATTGAAGATGAAATACGAACTTCAGTTAGTACTTACATACCAAACTTGGAAATAAAATCAATAACGGTTACCGCAGCAGACCAAGACCCTGAAGAACCGGTGAGTCCACAGGAAGACGAAGATTCAAGGTTATTTAGAGTTTCAGATTATTCAACCAAACCTTACACTGCTAAAGTTAGGATTGATTATGACATAAATAATGAACCATTTGTTTCTTCCGATTTTATAATTATTAATATATAACATGAGTAAAAAAATATCATACGCGGTTAGGGATTTTGCAAGTTTAAGACAAGAACTTGTTAATTTAACAAGAGAGTATTATCCCGATTTAGTTAAAAATACTAACGATGCATCAATATATTCTGTATTGTTAGATTTAAACGCCGCGGTTGCGGATAATTTACATTTTCATATTGATAGAGTTTGGCAAGAAACTATGTTGGATTTTGCTCAACAAAGACAATCACTTTATCACATAGCAAAAACATACGGTTTTAAAATACCGGGTAACAGACCATCTGTTAGTTTATGTGACTTCACTATTCAAGTACCTGTAAGAGGTGACAAAGAAGATGAACGATACCTTGGAACCATTATAGCTGGTGCTCAAGTATCGGGTGGTGGTCAAGTATTTGAAACAATTGAGGATATTGATTTCGCGAATCCATTTAATGGTAGAGGAGAACCAAATAGATTAAAAATACCAAATTTTGATGGTAATAATAGATTGATATCTTACTCGATTGTTAAAAGAGAGGCCGTTGTTAATGGTGTTACAAGAATTTATCGAAGAGTAATTACCGAAACAGACCAAAGACCGTTTTTAAAATTGTTTTTACCCGAACAAAATATATTAGGTGTCACATCAATAATACATAAAGAAGGTACGAGTTTCGCTGGTAATCCAACAAATTCTGAGTTTTTAAATTCAACAAACAAATGGTATGAAGTAAAAACTTTAATACAGGATAAGGTATTTATTCCGGACCCAACAACAGCGTCAGATGCTGATAATTTTATTTCGGGAACCTATGTACCAGTATCAAATAAATTTGTAACAGAATATACTCCTGAAAACTATTTTTCAATAACCTTTGGTTCAGGTAATGTTAATCCACTTGACAACTTGGATAATTTTAATAATGGAACTATGAGAGTTAGTTTAGGTACGTATCTAAATAATTTATCATTAGGTTCATTACCAAAACCAAACACAACTCTTTTTGTAAAATATAGAATTGGTGGTGGTAGAGATAGTAATTTAGGTATTAATGTTATTACTAGTGTTGATGATGTGGATTTTGTAATTACAGGACCAAATGCATCAACAAACACACAAGTACAAAATTCCTTAACTGTAACCAATATTACTCCGGCTGTGGGTGGTTCAGACCAACCAACAATCGAAGAAGTTCGAAATATGATAGCATATAATTTTGCTGCACAAAATAGAGCGGTTACGTTAAATGATTATAAATCATTAATTGAAACAATGCCATCAACATATGGTGCACCTGCAAAAGTTAATGTTATGGAAGAAGATAATAAGATAAAAATCGAATTATTATCTTATGATGAAAACGGTAACCTAATCGATACAGTTTCAAACACCTTGAAAAACAATATACTAACATATCTTTCTGAATATCGAATGGTTAATGACTTCTTGGAGATTGAAAGTGGTGAAGTTATCGACTTAACACTTGAGGTTGATGTGGTTATTGATAAAAATGGTAATCAAACAGAAATTATTAGAACAATAATAGAAGATATCGTAAGTTATTTTTCAATTGATAAAAGAAAAATGGGCGACCCACTATTTGTTGGTGACCTATACAGAATAATTGGTGAGGTTAATGGTGTGGTAAACGCGGTTGATGTTAGAGCTTTTAATAATATCGGTGGAGAATATTCATCTGCGGAAGTTGCTCAATCATATGTTAATAATGAAACCAAAGAAATTGCCCAATCGGATATGACAATTTTTATGAAATCTAATCAAATTTATCAAATAAGATTTCCTGAAAAAGATATAAAAGTTAGGGTAAAAACGTTAGGAACCACTACATTCTAATTTAATTTTTATTTATTATTCTGGAAACCTATAATTTTCTATTTATATAGAAGAATGCAAAAACATAGAATTTCCACAAATATTGGTAAAGACCAAAAGGTTGTTGTTGAGTTAAAAAATGACTTTGACCTTTTGGAAATACTTTCGTTAAAGTTTACACAAACTGAAGCGTACTCCTCAATGTGCTCCGATTATGGTGTTGTTTGTGGTAGAATATTTGTAAATAATGGTTTCGGTGTTCCAAATGCTAGAGTATCTATATTCATACCAATCACTGAAGAAGATTCAAATGACCCAGTAATTTCAACTCTTTATCCATTCACCACGGTTGATGACAGAAATGAAGAAGGTTATAGATATAATTTATTACCTTCGAGGAAACAACATGGAGGTCACGAACCCACAGGAACATTTCCTGACCAAAAAGATATTCTTACAAGAGAAGAAATTTTAGAGGTTTACGAAAAATATTACAAGTACACTGTTAAAACTAATGATGCTGGTGACTTCATGATTTGGGGTGTACCGGTTGGGAATCAAACAATACATGTGGATGTTGATTTATCCGATATTGGATGTTTTTCATTAAGACCCGATGATTTTATTAGACAAGGATTAGGTGTCGATAAATTTAAAAATTCTTTTTCATATAAGTCATCAACAGACTTAGATACATTACCACAAATAGTTTCATTCAATCAAACCGTTGAAGTTTATCCTTTTTGGGGTAACGAAGATTTGTGCGAAATTGGAATTACAAGAACAGATTTTGATTTATCTAGTAGAGGTGTAAAAGTTCAACCAAAAGCATATCTTTTAGGTTCTATTTATTCCGACCAAGGAAAAAACACAGTAAATAAAAATTGTAGACCACAATCTGCAATGGGTAGAAAATGTGACCTAACAACATTTGCTGCGGATGTTGAGATATTAAGATTTACATCCGTAAAAGACCTTAATGGTAGACCTGTTCTTGAAAGATATGAATTTCAAGAAGATATTGATGAGGATGGTTCGTTTGTAATTCCATTACCGATGAATATGGATTATGTTTTTACCAATGAATTTGGTGAAAATGAAATAACTAATGACCCAAATAAAGGTATCCCAACATCATCGTGTTATAGATTTAGAATTTCAGGAAAAAATCAAACATTAGGTAGAGTAAGATATGTTGGTAGTTATTTAGTACCGAATATTAGAGAATATAGTAATGATATTGATGCATCATATGCGTTTTCATTAAATTGGGACGATTACCCCACACAAGCAACAACAACATCAGTAATTTTTAATCAAGTTTACGGAAGTTATTTTCCTGAAGATTATTTTTATAGATTCACATATAATAAAGTTTATACATTATCATCATATATGGGTAGCCACTTTAAAGGTGGTAAAGACAATTATGTTGGTGTAAAAGATATCTCACCAAAAGAAGAGGAAGACTGTGAATCAAGTGTTGTTACTCCACCAATAAATTATGCTTGGAGGAGATTTAGTTTTGGAATTTTACTTGCAATAGTTATAAATGCATTCGAAAGAGTTATATATAAGTCTTTCCTTGGTGCGGTTCAAGTAATTATATTTCCATTCCAATTAATCTATGAAAAAGTAAGAATTGGTCCTTGGAATATTTTAGGTTGGACATTTTATTGGGCACCCTTTGATTCGTGGGACTCTCAGATTATAGAACCACTACAAAGACTTGGTACGGTATATTTAAGCACTGTAGTATATCCCGAGTGTGAATCTTGTGATGAAATCACAATTAACGATAATGATGTAGTCTCAACAAACGACCCATCTCTTTTATATGAAAAAGTGGCAACAGGTGTTGCGGTTCGTGATAAATTAACGTTAACCGTAGAGTGTGAGACGTATAATTTTGCAACCCCACCAGCAAGTGGAACAACTGTTTATCAATATAGAGATTGTAGTACTAACGCATTAACAACACTATCAATTATATGGAGCGGTTCTCCCGTTACAAATGTATGTATAAGAAATGGTTCACTTTCATTAGTTTCAGGAACAAATACGGCAACAAATGTTGGTACGTGTAACACATTGATTACTGAATACTATATATGTAATCCCGAACCCGACCCAACCGAAAGAGAGTATTATCTAAGTGAAATACCATCTAGCGGATACACATCTTATAATTCTGGTTTCACATATGGACAAAGTTTATCTACAATACTTTCAAATATTAGTATTAACCCATCTAGAACATATCACGTTAGAGTAACATCATATTTACCACACAATGATGCGTCAAATCTGGACACAAATCAAGTTACGGGATTAACAACGGGTTTGACATACAATTTATTACCAAGGACATATACCTGTGGTTCAACAAATGGTGTTCTTGGTAGAGACTTGGCAACACAAAACTCATGGTTAATATGGAACGACCCATCAATTTCTAAAGATTATGTGTGGACAGGTTTCACGTATGAAATTTATGATAGTAATTATGTTGTAAGTGGAAACACAACTACAAACGAAATTAATTCTGGAGGATTACCGGAGGGTTGTTTATCTCAGAATACAATTTACGATGATAGTGGTATAGTAAAGATGTCCTATTGTGCGAGTGGTATTACTGTACCATATAGTGCAACAACAATAAACCCTGGTACTAGTTGTACATCATTGTCATTAATTACCGTAGGTCAGGCTGCGTATATAGAAAACATAAATAAATGTGATAGCTGTGGACCTCGAAGTGGGTTTTCGGAATTTAGATTTGGGGTTTATACGGTTATACCCGCAGCATCATCAAAAAATTGGTCAGTACAATTTACTTTAATTTCAGAATATGCTAGAAGAAAATTAGTTAATAAACTTTTCTGTGAAGGTGTTGCGAATTATTCATTCATCGACAATTGGTTAGGTGGTTCATTATATATGTTTCCATTTAAAGCGAGAGTTAGATGGGATAATGAGGAAGAACTTGATTTAAACGTGAG